AATTGCTTCAATTAAAATACCCACCATATTTCCGTAAGCAACCGATAAGTATTCTTGCTTATCATGTACTACTTCAGGAAGATGAGGTTGAACTTCTTGTGCGATAACACCCGTGCCATTCACACCCTCTCTTTTGAAAGTTACACCTCTCATTTGAGAAACTTTTTCTAGTGCGTCTTCAATTGTTTTAATATCTGTTTTAAGTCTTTCATCAGAGAAAGCTGTTACATCATTATTAAATGTTGCTGCACCAGCACCTGACATATCAAGTGTTAAGGCTGTAATACCAGAGCCACCGTCATTGCCTTTAAATATAATATCTTTATCTGAAACTATAGATTCCATAACAAAATCAGAAGATGAATTACTTAATGATCCTACATGAGTACCAGCATCAGAAATTTTTACATCTCCTCCGTCAGCATCTAAAACAATATCACCAGCAACATCTAAAGTTAAATCTCCAGATGATAAATCAATCTCTGTGCCATCTATTGTAATGTTGTCAACTTGAAAACCACCAGTACCAGCAATAACTTTATCATTAAAGTATGCTGCACCACCATCAGAGTTGTCTAATGTTAAAGCAGTAATAGCTGATCCGCCATCGTCACCTTTAAATACAATATCTTTATCTTGCACACCTGAAGTAATTACAAAATCACTAGAGGAGTTTGTAAAGTTACCTACACCTGTGCCTGCAATAGAAAATTCAATTCTATCATCAGTAGAATTAACAATCTTAGTATCGCCGTCTGCGTCTAATACTAAATCTTTACCGTTAATATCAACAGTTCCATCAGCTAAGAAAGAACCACCAAACTGACCTCCTGAAGCAAAAACATCATACCAGCTAGTACCATCTGTTGCTACTAATCTAGTAGCGCCATTTGCAATAGATAATGTGTTGCCAGAAGCTCCTAGTCTTACAGTCATAGCGTAAGGCCCTGAAGATCCTGAATCAGTTGTTGCGTTGGTAATTAAATAAATTTTTTGAGTAGCTGGGAATTGTGCTATTCTTACTGCACCATGTGCACCCGTTAATCTTATGTGAGCATTTCTTGCTTGGTTATTAGCTTGTGATTGCGGTCCGTCAGCATTTGTAAGTGTTGTAACAGCATTATCGCCACACGCTACATTTACTACACCAGCAATACTAAACTCTAATGATTGCGAAAAGTTGTTGTTGGTAATAGTTCCCCAAGTTCCCGAATTCTCTCCAGAACCTTGAAGCTCTATTCTCAAACTTGTTGAATAAGTTGACGCCATTGTTTTATCTCCTATTTAAAGTTTTAGTTATTATTTGAAAGTTTGTCAAAACTTTTATGCAGCTTTATGAACTTCGGTCCAACTTATTGCGCTGTTTGAGTCATCTACTTCGGTCCAGAATGTCCCTTTTAAATTACCCGTACTACTTGTAGCAGAAACTCCAGTAGGTGTAAAGTCTGCACTTATTATTACAGTAGAAGTACCTATTGCGCTTGTTATTTCAACCGAAGGAGCTTCATAGCTGGTTTCCTGTGTTTCTTCACCTAAAGAAAGAGTTAATCCAATACCTGTTACTGCAGTTATTGCTCCAGCACTAGGAGTCACATCACCAACAGAACTTGTTAATCCATTTGCTGTAAATCGATTTGCATCTTGAGCAGGAGTATTTGCCGTTCCTCCCATAGCAGAATGTTGAGTACAATAATAATATAAAGTAGGTGCACCGCTAGCTACGGTTATTTGAGTGTACGCTCCTGCATACCCTGGAGTCCCGCTTACAGTGACACCAGTTGTATATTCTTGGCCTCCTGCATGCGTACCATTCGGTGTCTCACTAAATCTAAATGGGTGCCCATTATTTGTGTAGTCTGATTGATCAAATCTATAAGTATTTCCCTCTGCTAACTCTAAGGTATCTTGTTGAATACCATCAACAACATATTTATTGCCACTAGATGTACTTACAACAGTTACAGTTTTTGTAACAAATCCTCCTGCACCAACAACATTTACATCTATCTCAATTCCTTCAGAGCCAAGACTACTTGTTAATCCATTACCTGTTGCTGATACAATTGCATTTGCAGTAATTGTACTTGTTCCAAGTGATGGTGTTATTACTTGAGAAGCAACGTCAATTGTTTGTGGTAATGTTCCTAATGTTATATTTAATTCTGGTTCTGAAGCTGCAACAATAGTTAATGTTGAGTCTCCTGATATTGAGAAAGTTCCTAACGAAGAAGTAGCTTGTACACCACTTGCTTGAGCAAAACCTCCAAGAACACCAGCATTTGATTGAAGTCCTGCTGCTGTAATTGTTGGATTAACACTTCCTGTAAATCCTGTTAGATTAGTTTCTGATGTTAAGCTATTACCAGATAAAGAATATTCACTTTCTAATATATTCCAAAGATTATCACCCCAACCAATTATTTCTTCTGTAACTTGATTAGCTCCTCTGTTCCAACCTGATTGACGTACTCCTGAAGCAGACTCATCACCTACTTGAGCAGTCAGTCCTATACCTGTAACTGTGAAACCAGAGGATCCCGTTTCAGTGGCTTCACCTAATGAAGGTGTAATTACATTACCTGTAGCAGTGGCTTCCGCTACTCCTGTAGCTACAGCCGTTCCTAAAGCCGAAGTTGCAGATACTCCTGAAGGAGCAATAGCAGAAGCTCCCGAAGTAGTAACAGAACCTACGGCGGATGTTGAACCAACACCAGATAATCCATTACTTGTTGTTAAAATAAAGTCGCCATTATTCCATGACGAAGCATCCCATCCTAATGGAATTGTTGTGCCTACACCTCTATTCCACCCAGTAAGCAACTGATTGTCAACAATCGTCGGATTAGGCATTGTGCCTAATGATGACGTTACTGCATTACCAGTAGCTGCATACTCATTTGCTTGAGCAGCATCTCCTATACTAGATGTAAGTTGATTTCCTGTAACCCCAAAAATATTGGTAGTTACTGTGCTTACGGAACCAACTGTTGAAGTGAGACCATTACCTGTAGCGGTAACGGGTGCGAAGGTATTCCATGCACCCGAATTCCAGGTCTGTCGGCCCCATCCTTGGATAGTGGCCATAATTTATCTCCTATGCGATCCTTAGAATTGCTGCTGTTGCTTCAGCTGCAGGGAACGTAATTGTAAATGTTCCTGAAGTAGAAGTTTTAACTGCACCGAAATCCAGTACACAAACAGATGCATTGGTTGTCAAACCAGATACAGTTGAACTATTATAAATTACAGCAGCTTGTGCTGAAATAGTTGCACTTGTAAATGAAATGTCAGAAAAATCACAAACAGCCGCATCACCAGATAAGGTAGGTGTTACAGATGTTAGTGCTCCTCCGCCTTCAGAGTAAGTACCTGAGTTTGCTACTTCATCAGTTTGTTGAAAAGCAGTTGTTGATTTGCTTAAAGTAGCTTCGTTGTCGTATAATGCTAGTTTAAAAGCGTTCCCTGTCGTTGCCGTAAAATTGTGTAGGCCTTTCAGGATCTCCACTTTAAAACTGTTACATACAGCTTGAGTAATTGCCATAATAATCTCCTATGGGTTCCTTGATTCGAGAGGGATACGAATAACGCCGTCCCGAAATTCGTCTCTACGATCACGCCCCATCTCATATGTGGCTAAAGATTGTACAGACTGATTATACATTTTATCGTAGTATTGTATCATATCTGCTGGACCTTTCAAGTATCCAAGTGCTTCTAAAATACAACCATACAATAGCACGTTTGGAGCATTCTGACTTAACCAAGTTGATGTATTTGTACTTGTTAAACCAGGAGGCTTATACGTGTATGCGAGCTCTACAGTTAATGCAGCGTTCGGGGTTGGCGCTAGATAGTGTGTATCTTGGTCCCAGTCAGCATAATATTTAGGCGTTCCAGCACCTGCAGATGTTCTATCTGGTGCGTATTCATTCATAAACGAAATATCTTTCTGTATCAAGAAAGTTCTATCGTCATTAGAGTCAATTAATTGAATATATCTCGTTGCTTCCCAATCAGCAGGAAGTGGTAAAAAAGCATTATTAACTGTTAAAGTTGCTGTGTCATATTTTCTATAATAATTTAAATCTACTGTTCTTCTAATTTTATCTTCAACTGATTCTATAAAAGGTTGAATGACAGCGTTGGAAAGAACATTTGTAGTTGTTTCCGTATAATTTCTAACATTATCTGTTAAATCTGAATAATCGGTCATGACGTGCTCACTGTAACATTACCTACGCCAGAATTCAACTGTGTAGGTTTATTTGGTTGTTGTACACTTAAAGGCATCATGCTTTTTTGTGTGGAGGCATAAGCTACTCCATTCGCATAAAAATTAGTTACTGGCATATCAAGTGTTTGGAATTCATTTACTTGTAATCCAAAACCAGTGCTATCATAAGAAGCATCATCCCCTGTAGCTGGTCTAGCCACAGTCCTACCTGCATTAATAGGGCCAGTGGCACCTCCAACAAAAACTCTTGAATTAGCTACTTGAGATCTAGCATACTGTAAAGATTGAGGATCTGTTACAATTGGTAAAGGTTCTAGCTGAGGTTGTTTAGGTTCAAACTCACTAATGTGAACCCAAGCACCTGTCCATTCTTGAACCATTTCATTATAAGGAAAAGCCATACCAGATCTATCTGATATTCTTTTTGCAAATTTACCAGACGCATATTTGCCCATTATTAAACTCCAGGTAAATAAGTTTTAGGTGTTAAAAATAAACTTGTTCTTTCACCATCTTGAGCTGCGGCTCGTTGAAATTCATCTTCATAAATTTGTTTTAATAATTGAATTCTGTCTGGCGCTTTTTTCATTGCTATGTAATAAGCTAAACCAGCAGTTAAACATGGAAGAAATCGAAAAGGAATCTCAGCATTATTTGTGTAAGCGCCCGAGTCCTTCATCCGAACAAGAGCATAATATACTAGAGTGTACGTTGTATCGGCTGCAGGATATAGAAATAGCTTTGGGTTTATCGTACGCTCAAAGTAGTATTGACTTGGTCTTCCGCTGGTTGTTTTAACAGTATAATTTAAATATGTAGAACGACTAATTGATGTAGTTGAAAATTCATTATTACTTGAATCACGAATTACTACATCAGTAATATCTATAATTTGTTGAGCTGAATTAGCTCCTGAACCAAACAAACTTGTACCTGATAATTCTGTTGTTGTAGCAGGTAAAGTTTTTTCTTGTTTTTGAATTGTCCAAAGATTTAATCCTCTGTTAGCCCATTCAGCTAACATAAGATTTATAGAACGCCTAGCGGTCTTTATATCGTATCCACTACGAGTTTGAAGACCGCAACGTTCGAAAGCTTCTTCTGCTATATCATCTATAGACAGATCGAAGTTTGCTGTTGAAGAATAAGTTGGCATCTATTTTTTCTTTACAGACTTTTTCTTACCTTTTTTTACTTTTTTCTTTTTTCCCTTCATGACTTTGCCGCCGCCTTTCATTGCCATAACTTTGCCGCCGCCTCTCATTTTGGAAACATTTTTTTTAACTCTCATATTTACCTCCGAATATTCGTTTATAAGTTTTTTGCCTAGATACTACAACGTCTTGATAATACCCTTTGGGCCATTTATTATAATAACCCTGACGATGCAGTTTATCAGAAGCTTCTTGTAATTGCGAGAACTTTTGTATCAGCATCATTGAATATTCTAAATCACTTTCTACAACAGGGGTGTCCCCATTTGGAGTGACCAAAAACTCTTGTTCTTCCTCGTTGGCTGGATTGAGGGGATGAAAACCCATAAAAAATATATCTTTTTTATTATACCAATCATTATAGTCATCTATCATGCCTTGAAAGTCATCTAATGTATAGTTAAAATACGGATCACAAAAAATTAATATTTCATGAACATTTAAATCTAATTGTTTGAGATGTGCGTTTAATTCTGCTTTATATTGTTTAAATTTTCTTTTTACTTCAATAATTACTTTATTATCATTCCATGTTTTTTTTGCAAATGGACATGCAGGGAAACCTCCCAAATGTTTATTGGGAATTTCTAAAAATTCTTGAGACCACTTACGTACGTCTTTTTTTATTTTTTCTTGCAAATGTTGCGACATTAGTTGGCTTACCACCAGGATTACCGGCAGCTCTCTTTCTGCTGACAGCACTCGCCTTTTGCGACTTTGTCATTCGTGTGGCTTTTGCAAGTGGAACGCACTTTGGATATTTTCTTTTGCTCCCCTTTTTTCTCCCACAAGGTTGATATTTTCCGTTCTTCTTTGGGGCTCCAATATCTACCCATTTCTCTTTCACCCATGATCTTAATCCTTTCTTGGCCATTATCTAAATTTTGTTTTTTTGCGTTTTTTTTCTTTTACTGCTCCGCATCCTCTCGCTATACCGCCCTTGTTAAATTGTGAAACTTTTTTTCTTTCCTGTGAAATTCTATTTGACTCTATCATTCCACCATCAGCTTTTTTCTTTGGTTTCTTTTTTCCACCAGGTGTTACTTTTCCAGAACAAACAGCGCTCGCATACATATTTGCATAAGCAGAAGGATAGACTTTAAATTTTCTTTTAGCTGCAGCCTTACCTCTAGGACACAATTTACCCATTAACCTTGACCTCTGTACTTGACGTGTTGGCGTCGTTTATTTTTATTCTTCGGCCTACTGCGTGAAGAATTTCCTATACTAGTTCTTTTTTTAACAGGTGTAAAGTATTGGTTGTTTGGTAATTTTGCTACCATTATTTCAGTCCAGACAAAGGATTAGCAAGAGTAGTTTTTATTTGCTTATCTATATTCTCTTGTAATTCTCTCATTTTTTCTTCTAGTTTATCTTTTAAATCTTTCATATCATCTTCCATAGTATCTATGGCAATTTTTAAATCTGCTGCATTGTCTCTAGAATCTTCTTTTACTTGTTGTTCTACATCATTAACAATTTTTTCTACTCTTCTCACATCTTGCCGAAGGTCGTTCTTGAGTTCGTTGGCTACATCACTCACCAAGCGGATTTCCGACATCATCATTTCCATTTCTTGCATTAGCATTTCAACTTCTGTTTGTATAAGCTCTGTCTTGCTTGACATTTCTTCTTTTGTCAAAGCAATAGTCTTATCAAACTCTGAAAGGTCAGGAGCAACATAAGACTCAATCTGCGCAGACATATCTTGAAATTTCTTGTAGGCCTCAAAACCGCCATACAAAACACCAACACTACTACTTAATGCTAGTATCACTGCGAGCATTTTTCCGCCCTTGAAAGTTATGCCTCCTATATTTACTTCTGCCATTGTTGCATTATTATTTCATCCATAAGTCCATCACTTCCTGCGAATAGAAAGTATTGTGCTATGTTGTTAGTTGTCAGTTCAGCATCAGGTATTACAGTGTCTGTAAAAAACCCTTCTATGTCATTTAAACTTTGTTGTGTTTCAAAGAAAGACTTAGAGTTACCTAATACTTGCATGACAATTAATGTTTTTAACTGATTTGCAGAATCATATCTACCCTTATCACCCATCTTCTTTAATATTTTTTTAGCAGCAACCTCTTTTTTGCTTTCTTCTTTTTTTACCTCGTCTTGATCCTTATCCTCTGATTCTTCCATATCTTCTTCGCTATCTTTATTTTCAGTAACCTCTGATGGGCTTTCTTCCTGCTCAGGCTCGTCTTTCGTAGTATTTTCAGTTTCCTTAGTATCTTCTTCAGTAGGTTCATCTTGTACCTCCTCTTGTTCTGGCTCAGAAACTTCTGGTTCTGGCTCAGGTTCTGGTTCATTTACTTCTGGTTCTGGCTC